TAAAGTCGATTATTAAACGCGTAAAATCTATGTTGGAAACATATGTTACTAAACTAGAAATTGTTCAAGAAAAAATTGCAGAAAAACAGGAATTTCTGGCGCTGCGTGACGTCGAAGACGTTGCAATCGCACATGATATAACTGAATGGAGCACGTTTTTACCGCCGCTTAAACCTATTAAAATGGGGGTAATTGAAAATATCACTCGTGAATTCAGCGATTTGTTTGTTTCTGAAATAAAATCTGGTGCACCAGAACAAATAGAAAAATTGGATGTTATGCAAAGTAAGGCAACTTATTACTCTTTGAAAATTCAATCTCTTATTCACAATGTTGTTAAAAAATCCACAGAAATATTGTCTCTCCATAACAACGAGCCTTTGCTAGAAAATGCTTGTTGTGATTCAGAAGATATACACACTCTCGACTATTTTACTGTTCGCGAACCGGAAATTTTGGATTGCAATAACCATGTGGAAACTTTGATGAATATTATCGATGACGCTAGATTAATGGCAAAAGCAAGCATCTTATTTGATGCCCGTAATACACGTCTTGTATACCCCGCCCTTCCAACAGAATTTTCTGAGGAAATTATATATAGGGCTTTTATAATATTTTGCAAATACAATTCAACTATACCCGTAAGCGAAGAACTCCGCGCCGTGTGTATGGAAAAACCAAAAGAGTTTGATATAGAAGACTCTATCGAAAATAAAATAATACTACTTAAAAAAGCTGGTCACCAATATTCACAAGAGGCTTTCCAACAACTCATGCAAATCGTGAATAGACAGAATATTGTTCATATTGATTTACACCATCTCCGTATTAGTAATATTCAACAAATTCGCGATATGTTACATTCATTGCGCGAACGTGAAGTTGAAATATCTCCCGAATTTCTTACAAAATATGATGCCGCGCTTCATGATTACGGAATAGAGCCATTAATGGAAGATTCTGCAGAAATGCGTGCGCTTAAAAATTACTTAGGCGAGGAAAATGATACTATGAAACATGCACTGTTGGATTTTGTTTCGCGCGCCAATATTTCTAATGTTGGAAAACCAAGAATGCAAAGAATGTTTCGGGAATGTTTAGAACATATTTCACAATTTAAAGAAACCGATAACGGCATGCCTATTGAACAAATAAATGACACCACATTCAAAATGGTGCAATTTATGAAAAATGCGATACGTAATTTATCACGCGTATTACCTAATATTATAATAAATAAAGTTGACAATAAAGCGGTTCATATACCAAAACATTGGAAATTATCGGAAAAACACGAGAAAGATTTACAATCTATATTAAATAAACACTATACTACCCTATATAAACTTTATGACGACCAGGACATTAATTATGTGTTACAAAAGGTAAACCAGATTAATCGTGATATCGATATTTTGTCCGAACTTACCGAATATTATGCCCCTGTGCAAATAGGCGAAAAAGAATACACTTACTATATTTTTGACAGCCGCATGTGCCACTTGTTATTTACATATTATTTTTTACTTATTTTAACAAATATCAAAAATATGGTGGATGATGAAGATGTAATATTACGAACTCTAGCAGTGCCGCTTATTTCGGTTGAGGGCGAAGACATGTCGCCATCTGTATCATCCATTGAAGAACAAAATATGGGTCTTGTTGCTGACTCCGAAATCATTCAGGGAGAGAAGAAAGCAATTTCTGATAAAATAGCCTCTGTAATATATGTATTTGTTAATATTATATGTAGCGATAAAGACGCGATTGATTATACATATGAAATGGTAATGGAAAAAGTCACGCGATCCAAGGAAAAAGAAAAGGATTCCATTACAAATTTCCTTAAAGAGATGACCGATGAAGAGCGCGAGATTGAAAATCTTTTTAAGAATAATAAATTGGAAAAATGGAGCAAAGGTCTGCAAAAAGGCGTGCGTATATATCAAAAAGATACTTACGATGATGAACGAAATGCGATGGAATCTCAGGCTTTAGCAGAACTACGAATGGGCGAATCCAATGTCGTGACAGATATGAACAGGAATATATATTCCATGGAGCACATTGATGCCCAACTTTCCGCAGAACAAATAGCGTCTGAGGAAATGTCTATTCAAAATGTAGTAAATGATGATGACTATGGCGACGGCGATGGAGACGAAGACTTTTAATTTTACAAGTGTATGTGAAAATGTTTATTTTAGCAGATATAATATATTTCTTTATAATATATGAATCCAATTATCTCTAATCTTAGCAACTCTGCGCTATTTTTATGCTGCTTATTTATTGTATTATTCTTTTCGTGTCTTTATTGGTTAGCAGATCGGCCTGCTGAACAAGCTAGAAGAAAAAAGGATAAGGCTGATATTAAGCAAGACTTAGAATTTTTAGATTATTTCTTATTTAGTATTTCAACATGGTGCACTGTAGGCGGTGGCGGCTCTCGATTTGCTACAGCAGATTGGGAAGAAAATACGCGATATGTATATGCGTGCCAATTACTTGCTCTTCTATACGTTATTTTAATAAGTTCTGAAAGTCCTGCAAAATACTTATTTTAAAACTTTTTTATTAAAAGATTTGGTAGTTTAATTTATTTATATAGTATAAATGAAAACATTAAGAGACTTTGTAGTATTACTAGATGATGCATTTGTGTATATTGTAGGGTTATTTATTTTATATACAATATATATTGCAGTAAAAAATTATTACGATGAGTCGTATGAAGTAAAACTAACTGTTCATAATAATCGCGGAGAGTATTAATAATATATTGATTAATAATATATTGATTATTAATATATTGATTTGTTATATAATAGTTTACTATACAAAATTATAGTATTCATATATTATATTATAATATATGAATCGTGGCTACATTCTTCGAAATCTTCCTACCTTCGCGGTTATATTATTTATAGCAATGTATTCTTTTATTTTATATTTTAAACCTGCCTTTATTTACAATAGAGATGGTAGCCTTCGTTCGTTTGGTATTGGATTCAAAAGAAAAACCATTATCCCTGCATGGCTACTAGCTATTGTTTTAGCCATAGTTGCATATCTTATCGTTCTTTACTATGTTAGTTTTCCGAAATTAGTATTCAAGTAATACAACGGTTATTCGTATAATATATTATTTGTGATAATATATTATTTGTGATAATATATTATTTATTATTTATTTTTTATTATTTATTATTTATTATTTATTATTTATTATTTATTATTTATTATTTATTATTTATTTATTTATTATTTATTTATTTATTATTTATTTATTTATTATTTATTTATTATTATTTATTATTATTTATTTTTTATTATTTATTATTCATCCTCTTGCAGCAGCGGCGACGCGTTTTTTAGATTCTTCCGCTTCTTTCTCTTTTATTTTTCTATTGTATGCAGCTCGCCTATTTAACATATTTTTAGCGGAATTATCGCATCCAATATTTACCAAATAATTATAACTAATCGAAGTCACCAATGTTCCAGCCAACATATACCAAATATATTCTGCTGTAATATATTTCGATTTCACTATACTCTTTAACTGTTCCTTTAAATCTGTCTTAGTTTTTTCGCTGTCTTTCATAACACTTTCCATACTAGTCCAAAACTCATTGAATTTCTCCCCACCTTCACCAATTTCATTTATTAATAATGATTGATCATGATAAATGTATTGAATTGTTTGTTTAGTTTGCGCATCTGCACCGGACGTGATGTCTGTAGGACCTTTAAATATTTGTTTCATTAGCGGGGTTAGTCCACCCATCAATGCAACACCATATCCAAATGTATTTGAAAACGGCGTTTTCCAACCTGGAAATAAATTTAACATTAAATTTAGTAGACCAAAAATAATCAACCAAGGCGCTAATGTTATGCTAAATGCTGTCCCCCATTGGGTCTCTCCACACATTTCATTTGTAAGGGACAGATTAATAAAAAATTCCCCTATTGCTATTAATAAAATATATGCTACTGTTGCAGTCAAAATGGAAGTTTCGGCTATATTATATTTAATAATAAAAAATAGTGTTGTCACAATAAAAAACCAAAATAAAGCTGAGCTAGGATTTGGATTACCCGCCATTATAATGTTAGGTTATTATAATTTTATAATTTTAGCAATTAATTATAATGGATAATATTCCTTCATTAATTGAACCTGGAACAAAATATTTTATACGTGGAACTTTAAAACAATGCCGATTATTTAAAGATCAATATACGAATACTATTTTTAATATCAGTGCGACAGTTGCATTATGTGCCGCCGTGACCATTATTTTATGGTGGCGTTATAAAGGCAAACTTACTGCTCATGATATCGCAAATAAAAATCGACAAAAACAAGAATATCTAATATCTAAATTACAACAATTATCCGCCATCCGAAAACAACAAAATAAAAATTCTAATATGATAACAGACCTTCCTACATTTGACAAGCAGCCCGAGTTACATAATCTGCGAAGATTTTAATAGAGGAATACGTTGGTGTAATATATTGTTATTATATGTATATAATATGTATATAATATATGGAACCTTCCGTCCAAGAAGCTATTGATAATTATTATAAATTAAAAAGCGCATATGAAGAAAAACTTATGCGACAAAAAAAACGGATTTTTAAAAATGAGACTCTGTCTAGTAAAGACAAGCGTTTAAAGCTAAAACAATTAAAAAAAACTTGTATTAACTGTAAAAAAAAGGGTGGGACTATTTTTAATACGGATGATAGACAACTCACCGCAATATGTGGCGCAGACGAGTCTTGTAAATTAGACATTGTTATTGATGCTGGAAAGTATGAAAATATTCGTTCCAGAAAAAATACCTTATATAAAGAAATACAAAATATTCATTCAGACATTATAGTTACAAAATTAGATCTGCTTTTCAATTACATTGACGAAACTAGTGCAGTGTCTTCATTTGACGAATATCGGGATGATTTATCTGTGATTTCAAAAAATTATACCGATGAAAGTCGTAAATATATGGAAATAACTGACCCGGAGACAAGACAGATGGAGTTAGATGAATATAATGTTGCCCTCTTTGTAGAAACTGAGGAGTTGCGAAAACTACACAAATTATATAATGAAGACCCTATGCAAAAATATATCGATTCTATGGTCGAAAAATACGTTACTGTGATTCAA